GGGGGGACAAATTTAGAGGTTGTCCACATGGAAGCGACCTCGATATCGTGCTTCATCTGTCGACAAACGTTCCAACGACTCGGAGACGTTGACGCGACCCGTTGTTTGCAACTGACTCACCATAAAGTCTTGAGGCAGTGGGTCGGGTTGATGATCGTAAGCACTCCTGTAACGATACCAACTCAAAGGGAAAAGCAACATAGAGGATAGGTCGAGGGACTGAACGCTAGAAATCGAGTCAAAGTACAACTCGACGCGTCGCTGCGCAGAGGGTTCGATTCCGTACAACTCAGAAACCATATCCCGAGCGCAAGAAGTGGGTTCGAAGACGGTTGTAGGGGGTGGGGTAGAGATGGCTTTGGCGATCTCGATCCTCTCGTATTCATTCAGGACATTGTCTTTCTCAAGGTAATCACTGAGATCGACTTTCTCGTTCCTGAGGACCATCCTAGAGAATGAACCGATAATGGGACATTGGGGGTAGGAGTGGAGCATGGAGAGGGCTTTCGCGAATCTTAATTGGGCTAAGAAAGCTTCATCTTTTGAGGAATGACGCATTGAAACCCAAGCAAAATCCACGATAGTGGGGAGGGGGTTGGTAAGAATGTTGAGTCTGTCGTCAAAGGTCAGGCCGCAGAAGTCCGTTCGTCGGATGTCCTGAGTCAGGACTACCTTGCAGGTGCATCCAACCTCACTGTAGATGGCATCCCGCTGGTTCCTTCTGCGAGCGCTAGCACCGTCGTCGCCTTCGAAGACGGCCTTGTGGTCATGTAGGTGGCCGCCGCTCTTGACGTGTATGAAGCTGTTGATGGCCCAGTTCGTGAAGCCGTTACCGCATGAAGTGACCAAGTCACCAGACATACGACGGCCTTCGACACGAACTTCCCAGTCGGTCACACGTCCGCTTTTTGTACGGCGTATGCGTTTTAATTTGTTAGTTCCGGCTAGGATATCGCAGTACAAATCGACTATATGACTGTATTTAGTATTGCGAAAAATGAATTTGTAGAACTGTTGTTCACAGACTCGCATTAGCAAAGGGGTGATCTGACTTTCGAAGCTTGTGTAGTCTGTCCCAGCGAATGTGTCTTCACCTTCAAACATCTTCATCATGTAAGAAGGACGCTCGTTGACAGGAATCTTCTTTATAAAGTACGGTAAGCTGAATAGAGCATGATCAAGTTCAGCTGCAAAAGGGCCAAAGGCTAGGGTGACTTTGTCCCCGCGTGGAGCAATGTTACGTGGGGCCTTAAAGTCGACATGGGACTCGTCTTTAGTGAATATGCTGAGCACCGAACATTCATCATCCTCAAGTGTCAGACGGACCCAATCGGGGCCAAGTCTACTTCGCAGTTCGGTCAATAAAGCAAAGAATCGCTTGACTTTCAAACCAGTCCAAGCGTGGGTTAGCCTTTTGTTCTCCAAGTAAGCTTCATGATCCGGCTCCCAGTCAGAAGGGAGTTGTTTGTCATAAAGAAAAGTGTATATGAGGATCAGTACGTGGAAGGAAAACTCCAAGAAGGTGGTGGGGTTAGGGATGGGCCCTTGGGCAATCTGGCGTTTACAGCAGCCCAGGAATGAAGAGTATGAATCCTTGAGATCAGGCACGGGGCAGGCGACGTACTTAATGTCGTAGCCGATGCTGAAGCGCACGGGTTCTCGGGTATGGAAACAGCGAGCCGCCCTAACCGTCGCGCATGGATCAACTTCGTTGGACGGGAAGAAACGTATTTCCACAGTGCTGTAACCATATAGGACCATGCGAGAACCCTGTTTTAAAAATTTACCCGCATGCTGGCCTCACGCTTTTGTTTGAAGCGAACATAATCAAAGATTCCTAAAGTGACTTCTTGGGGATGGAGAGAGAGTAGACTCGTGTCAACATTAACTGTGTTCCATTGACGTTTTATGTAGTTCATAAGAACATTATCGTCAGAAGTAAGCGAAACCTGGGGGGAAAGAAGGACCTTTGTGGCCACATGCACATCGACGTGCCGTAAGTACTGTTCAAAACCTCTTGGTCCCCACACCCTAAATGTAACCGTCGCCAACGCCCGCGGAGTGTTTTTCTCTGCGTCGTTGACGATCGATTTGCAGCGAAGCTCATCTTCTGCTTCAGGACCTCGCTGATACTCAATCGTCATGCGGTTGTAGCGTCCGTAAGTGAAGCCATAACCAGCGGCACAGGCAAGCAGCACCAACGAAACCGCCGTGGCTAAACACTCGATGACCAACGAAACGATCATCGTGACCTGAGTGGTAAGGTGGGGGGTGAACGGGATGACGGACAGAAGCGTTGTCCAATACTCATGATTGACCAAGTGACCATGTAATCTCAAAATGTTGGCAGTAAGAATAAGAGCCTCGAGCACGCCAACAAGAGTATAAAGGATGATGCAAGCAATATATTGAACCCAGGATTTAATGTGTGCGGGGGCGTGTGACTTCCACACAGTCAATACACGCCAATTCTCAAACAGTAGAAGAAAAGACTTCAGCAGGAGCAGACCAACAATGAATTTGGGTGACGGGTAGGACAAAAACAAAGATAAAGTGATGAGCAGTATGGGTGTCCATTTCCACGAGGTGTTGGGTGCAGGGTATGAAAAGGTGGTTGTTGAGAATTCGCGGGGTTTCGTAAGCGAATCGAGCTGCCGGTCGTAACGGGCATAGCGGTCGAGTTCGGTTTTCCTGTCCCTAATATCGACATCATCCGGAGCAGTGGTGTTTTCCATAATGTCGATTGAGACCTCGCCAGCAGCAACCTTGGTGTGAAGCAATGGTTTCCTAAGACGACACGATGAAGATGTCGGCTTTTCGCTGCGGGTTACGTCCGGCACACTGTGAGTTGGGACAGGGGGAAGTCCAAGGGAACGGTCGCGTTGATTGTTCCTGTCTTCAAGTTGCTTGGACAATGCAGCCACCAAAGCTGCACATTTGTATGTAGGGTGTTCGCCACGGCAAACGGCGCACCTGATAGCGTTGACATCGAAAGGGACATGAACTGCCCGATCGGGACAACTATCAATTGTGTGGCCCGCCCGACCACACAGAAAGCAACGTATGACGACTTTCGGAGTGGGGAGCAGAGGCACATCCCGCGAAGGGTCGGGCTTGTTTGAGTCAAAGGGCGCGGATGGGGTTCCTGGCTTTCCATCTCCGACCGAACCCACGGTTGTCGAAGAAGGCGCTTGTTTACACTCATCCTTCTCGCTGAAGAAAGACGAGGGGGCTTGCTTTAACGACTCAAGCTCACCCGGGCTCGAGACGAAATAATTAATGCCGGCATTACCACCGATGAACCCAAGAGGTGGCTCCTGCACACCGTCCGTCTTGGACTCACCTTGACCATCCGGCTCATGGTCGTTGGCGGACTTTTTGCAATCATCGTCGTCCATTTCCACACAAATTAACGAAAACTGAAAGCCAAAAGAATGGGTGCGGCACGATGGCCGTTGGACCCATGGTCTCCCCCAGCACGTATGGCCTGGGATTCATACGAAATCCTCCGTAAGGGGCGGATTTTTCACCGCCGTGTCTGGCATGCGTGAGGGCTAGATAGCAGCACGATGCGATTCGATCCTCCTATAAAGTCCTCCAATGGGGTGTTGCGGACACACGCTCCAGGCGAGCAGAGAAGATGAAAAATCATAAGACGCAGGCAAGCAAAACCTGCGAGGCACATTTAAGTGGTCGGTTGCCCGCGACCGGAGGGCAAGTTTAACGTCGATGCCCAGGACGGGTTTGAGCAGTTTAAGTATACTGTCTTGCTCAGGACAGAAGTTTTGCACTGAACTCAGATCAAACTAACGGCCAGAACTCATATCGCAATCTGGACCATTCTATAACGGTGGTGAGCTTATTGAGAAAAGCTTGCTGGCACTGGTCAACATAATAAGCAAAGTACATTTTCCCACTGGTCGGCAGCCTCTGAATATAAAAGTCAAAGCACATCGAGAAGCCCCATTGGTAATCCTCCGCATCTACCTTCTTCAGTGACACGCCACATGATGACGTCACTTGACCGACACCAAAAGTACCATCATCCCAACGCTGCGTTGCATCGAAAGGGTCCGTGCTAACGTTGTGGTAATGGAAGTCGGAGTCGTAGAGCTGAATGTAACCATACTGTCCAACAGAGTTGCCGGGCAGCCAGGCGTCGAGGTCGTTTTCATTGATCAACGTAGTGCTCACAACATGAAAGAGCAGCTTCGTTCGGCCTGTTTTCAGCTCGAGCCCCCAACTACTAGGTAGAGGCGTGTTCGGTCCATATGGAAGCTCGTGGATAAACATCGTTCTATGCGGGGATTCCAGGCAATTCAGAACGTCGTACATGGGCATCAATCCACCGTAGTTCACCATCAAAGGAGTGGCGAAGGAGAAGGCGTCGTAGGGTACAGTGACAACATCAAAGACCTCGCCTGCGACGACATGATCTGGTTCGAGTGCAAATTCCTAAACGCTGCTAGAGGTCTGGGCTAACGAGAAGGCTATCTGATCACTGAAAGTGCCTGCACCGCTGAAAGTGGACCCGAGAAAACAGCCGGCAGGGTCACCGACGGTGATCTTCACGACTAGATACAATGGGGCACTGTTGACGGGTGTGGCGGTCAGCAGGTTGGTGGTCGAATTCAAATCACCCTGATTACCTGCAGAAACAAGATAAGGAACCCAGGTTGCGGCTGTAGCCAGGTTTGCCGCAATCACGAAGGTAAGACGCCACACACCGTGTGAGAGATACACACCGTAGTTCTGCGTTCCCGGGATAAGAGTAAAATTTAAGGGGCCTGTTTTAGTGACTGCCGTGGAGAGCTGGTTCGCGAGTGAGTTAAATCCTGCCCCAGCGGTGGCAGTGACCGTCCGATTTGTCAGCGAGTTGACGGTCATCGTAGAATCGGCGTCCAGACAGGGCAGAGAAAACTCAATGGTGTAACTGAACCAGAGTGAGCCTAACCCCAAAGTTTGCGATGGGCCCACATACATCGCGAAGAATTTTCCACAAAATGCCTTACGCACATCACCCATGGCTGGAAGGTTGGTGTACATGGGCTCAGTTCTAGTGTCAACCGAACCGTGCGCAACCATGGAATGAGAGACGTTTCCGGACACTGCGCCGGGATTGGCCATCATGTCACGAAGGCCATCATCATCCAAACTCGGCGGTGCATCTAAAGGGTCTGCCTTGTAGGACATATAAAGTTGACCACTTGTAGTTGCAGCTGCCGAGGGTGAATAATGGAAGGCAAAATTCTTGAAACTGTAACGCTGATAAAGCTGCGAGAACTTGCGGAGTCGCGTATTCCCGATAGTGTTGGGTGAAATCAGCAAGTTGGACAACAATGTTGGTCCGGCACTTGATATACTCAATGTGCCTATCTGATCATGG